CTCAATTGCTGGTGCAACAGCTATCGCTGTTACTAAGTCAACCATTTATGGTTACCTAGTTGATCTTTCTACTCTTTTGGATCAATCATTGTGTCCAAAGGAAGGTCGCTTTATCGTGATCAATGGTGCTGTTAAAGGTACCTTAAGAAAAGCCCCTGAATTCATTCCAGCTGTTCAAGCTGCATATTCTGGAGTTGTTGAGAAAGGTTTAGTTGGTGAAATTGCTGGTTTCAAAGTTTACGAATCAGAACTTGTTGATGGTAATAACTCTACTGGTTACTGGGTTGTTGCAGGTACAAAAGACTTCGTTGCTTTTGCTGCACAAATCATGAAAGTATCAGTTGTTCCTTCAGAAGCTGATCCAAATAGCTTCATCTCTACTTGTAAAGGACTTTTGGTCTACGGACGAAAAGTATTTGCTGGTAACAGAGCTAAGGGAGCAGTGCTTCGTTTAACTGTTAGCTAGTCTACTCAGTCCATCCTTCGGGGTGGGCTGGTCTAGGCCAGTTATAAGCCTTAATAAATAAACAAAATGACCACAGCCCAAATATTGCAATTAGTTAGAGCAAAGATACTTGAGACCTCAACTGAGATAATCACAGATGAGACTCTTTTGATCTATGCTAACTTAACTAAAGAAGACATAGTAAAGCGTGCTTTTCCAAATAATCAAATAGCTTCAGCAACAATAACCTTCACTAACGGTGTGGGAACTTTGCCGACTGATTTTGGTACGATGTATGGCGATGCTTTTAAGGAATTAAACAATTATTTTCCTGAATTAAGTATTGATGACTTTCAGAAACAAACACTTGCACAAGCCGTCACAATTGAGGGCGGCACAATTAAGGTATACCCAACTACTACTGCTAGTTTGACCATCAAGTATTACCCAACATATCCTGATCTAACAGCTTCTGTTAATCCTACTTTTGATGCTTATTTTCACGAGCCAATCATTTACGGTACATTATCTCGTGTTTATGAAGATTTACAAGATCAAGATTTAGCAACCTTCAATGGTGTTAAATACGAGAATATGCTTAACCAAAAGATTGCTAATCAATCGAATTATGAAGAGGGTAATCAGCGTTCGGGCCAGATGTTTAGCGAACAAAATTTACTAGATGGTGGGACTTCATTCTTTTAAAAAATGCCAGTAAAAAAGGAACAATTCTTAATAGTAAATGATGATCTTCAAAAGGTTATTGATGTGGATGACTCTCGTGGTCGCTCTTGTCCAATCAACATGAATTTTATTGAGGAAGGTTATTTGTCTAAAGATACAGGTTGTGCTTTGTTTGGTGCGGCTACTGCTGCTTTGTTTCATTCCTTGTATCACTTCAAAAAGAAAAGTGGTACTTCTTACATTCTTGGTGTAACTGGTACTAAATTAAAAAGGTACGATACAACCACTTCTGACTGGATAGATGTTACCTCCGGTACTGTTACCATGACTATTGCCACCCCAGCTGTTGTTTCACAAACGGCTCACGGCCTAAAGGCTGGATCTAAAATAACCTTTTCGACAACTGGTGCTTTACCAACTGGTGTGACTGCTGGTACTACTTATTATGTTATTGCAACTGGTTTAACAGCTGATGCTTTTCAGTTCTCGACAAGTGCTGGTGGTGCAGCTGTAAATACTTCTGGTACACAGTCTGGTACTCACACTTTAATTCGTTTATACACTGAAGGTAGTCGTTTTGGCTATGTAACTTATGATGACAATTTATATTTTGGTAACACAACTGAGAACTATACTAAGTTTACTGGTACCGCTTTTACCGAATATGATACGGCACCTAAAGGAAATATTATGGAAGTGTTTGAGGATCGTGTATTCGTGGCTGGAGTAACGGCTGAACCGCTTTCTGTTTATTATTCAAAGATAGCTGATCCGGTGGACTTCACTGTTTCTTCTAGTGCCGGTGGTGTTGTAAAACCATTGGGGACTGATTTTATTACTAACTTAAAAAGTTATTACAGTCAGCTTCTTATCTTCAAGGCAGAATCAATTTGGAAATTAACTTTCGTCTATGACTCAGTTGTAACATTATTCGTACCAAAACTAGAATTACAATCTGGTAACTATGGTGCTTGTTCACGTCAATCAGTATCTTGGGTTGAGAATGATCTATGGTTCTTTACTGGTCGTGAAGTACGATCAATTGGTTATCGTGACCAACAACTTGGTGTCCTTGGTGTTAATTCGAGTGTTATCTCTGATCAAATCAAAGAGACTCTGTATAATATTTTACCAGAAAATTATGGACGTGTTGCTGTCTTTTACAATAAGAGACGTTTTTATCTTTCAGTACCGCTTGAAGACTCTGTAAATGACACAGTTTTTGTATCTCATCTATTGTATAAAGCGGCTTGGACCAAATATACCGATCGTATCAAGGCTAGTTGTGAAGATTTTATTGAAATTGATGGAGATATTTATAGTGCAAAATCATCAGCTAGTTATGGAGTACTAAAATGGAGTGATGTTTTACTCGCTGATAATGCTACTGCAATAAGTTGTGAGGTGTTTTTCAAAAGAATTGAAGATAAGGAGTTCAATCGTTTCACTACTCATCGTTATTTAGATTTGATGTTCAAAGACTTGCAGGCCGCAATCACTGTTACGGTAAAACAAGATGCAAACGACATCAGATACTCAAAATCTAGCCAATTCTTTATTGGTACTTCAACAGAAAATGAGAACGGAGCGATCGGAGAGGTGAATTTTGGACAATTGTTGTATGGTGATGCCTTCGGTGAGACGATCGAAACGAGTCCTTTCTTGAAAAGTCGTGTTTCTTATCTACTAAAAGCTCAATCATTAACGATTGGTCTATCAAATTCTGGTTTGGGTGATACTTTTACCCTCGCACAATTTGCAATTAGTGGTTCGAAAGAAGTTCGTAAATTATTTAAGAAGGAGTCAATTGTGTCAATGTAAAAAATGTGCTATTATTAGTTTAATAAATTAAAAAAATGTCTATCAAAGTCTTACAAAATTTCTACAAAACTACTTTACTACAATCTGCTGGATCAGGTACTGGAGTGATATATGTTGCGGCTAAACCTACTCCATCTTCTGGATGGTTAGTGATCAGTCCAGCCAATTCTACACTAAGAGAAATCATAGAATATTCTTCTACTGGTACTGATGGTACTGGTGACTATGTTGTTGCTTCGGCTCGTGGTGTTGGTGGTACTACTGCTCAGACTCACTCAGTAAATGAACCGGTTAGAATGAACTTCACGGCTCAACACCAACAAGAAATTAGCGATCTTATAGATACTAAGGCTCCTACTGCCGATCCTACTTTTACTGGAACCGTAACTGTTCCGTCCCCAAGTAATGGTACAGATGCTGCTAACAAACAATATGTAGATGATAAAACTGGTTCTGCTCTTGCTGTCGAAGTTGCTCAGGTATCACACGGCTTCGTAGTCGGAGATATTATTAGATTAAATGGAATAAACTCTTATGCAAAAGCTCAAGCTAATTCAGCGGCCAATGCTGAAGTTGTTGGTATTGTTACTATCGTTACTGACGCTGACAACTTTGCTTATACCACTGAGGGTGCTGTAACCGCTGGAGTACCAGCCGTTGCTGCTGAAACTGTTCTTTTCTTGTCTGCCGATACTGCCGGTGCATTAACGGCTACCGCTCCAACTACCGCTGGTTACATCAATCTTCCACTTGCTGTTGTTACTCAAAACGCAACCAAGATGGTCTTTCATAAATATCGTGGATTTGAAATTGGATCGACCACCGCACAAGCTTCTTCTATTGCGACTTACACAGTTACTGATACTACCCTTTCACTTACAACTGGTGCTAATGACAAGGTTATAGTACAAGCAAGTGGTATCGTTGACAACGATAGCACTGCTGGACAATGGGTAAGATTGAATTATGACGGAAACGTAAAACACGAAATAACTGTTGACTATTGTACCAACTCTGGTCTTACTCCATTTGCGTTGCATTATTCAGAAACTCCTGGTGCTGGAACAAAAAATATTACTGTGACTGCCCAAAAAACAATTGTATCTGGACAATGTATCATCATCGCTCAAGTCATCACCCCAGTCTCTGTATCCGTTGGCAGAACACCAAATGTTCAAACAGTTATAGATGCTGCTACTATTACACCAGTTGCTACCACTGACGATGTTGTAGATGTTACCGCTATCGCTCAGGCTTTCACAATTGCTGCACCAACTGGCACGGTTGCTAACGGTCAGAAACTTTTAATTCGAATTAAAGATAATGGTACTGCTCGAGCCATTACTTGGAACGCAATCTATCGAGCAATTGGAGTAACTCTACCAGCTACTACGGTTTTGTCGAAGACTCACTATATAGGTGCTGTTTATAACAGCAACGCTACAAAGTGGGATGTAGTGGCGGTAGGTGTTGAAGCATAATAAAATGGCAGTAACATATCAATCAACAAATAACTCTGGGTGGGTAGACGGTAGTTCTACTCAAAATTGTGTGGTTACGAAACCAAGCGGACTTGCCTTGAATGATATTATGATACTTCTTTTTTCCCAGGAGGCTGTCGATGGTTGGGGTACAACTCCTAGTGGTTGGACTCAAATTGCTACTTATTCTCAAGGGACTGTCGATGAGGTGATGCAGAATTTTGTTATGTATAAGATAGCGGACTCTTCTGATGTGGCCGCTACAAATTTTACTTTTGTTGCAAGTGCGTCTTCAACAACACACGCAGCTGCTTTGTACAGAATAAGTGGTGGAGATATTTCAAGGAGTCAAGTTTCGACTGGTAATACAGACAATCAAGCTTATATATCAGTTGCCGGAATAACTCCCAATGAAGAAAATAGTTTGTTTATGTTTCTAAATGCTCTATCAGATCAGGCTAATACTCCAAATAATCATGTTATAGAAACAGGTAATACTACTTGGAACATTGTAACATCAATAACTACAACGCTTGGTGTAGACCACGGACTGGAAGCTGCTTATGGAAACAGATCGCAAAAAACAAATACAGGTTTAGCAAGTTCTGATGGTTTTCCTAATGGAACAGATATATGGTCATGTTTCCTTGTCATCCCACCAGCTAACCCTAGTAGAAATTTCTTCAACTTTATTTATAACTAATTTAAAACAAAATTATGTCAAACAGTGCATTTAAACAAACAGGTAAGGAAGCAGTAACCATAGAAACAACAAGTGGTACGACACATTCTTTAACAACTTTGGCAAATCAGAAAGTTGTTGTTATTGTAAAAGGATGGCTCGGACCTGTAACATCTAACACGACACACACACTAACATTAAAATATAATACAGTTACAAAAGATACTGTTCAAATTTGCGAAAGTTCAAATCTCGGAAGAATCCCTTTTTGTATGCAATACACAGAAACACCAGGAGCAGCAACTCAAAATATAACGGTTGAGACAAGTGGTCCAATTCTAAACGACGTAGTTATTATAGTAATGAAGTTTTAATAAAATAAAAATATGGCAAAAAGACTAGAAGACATGACGGTGGCCGAGGCGAGAGCCGCAGGCCGATACGATGAGTACATGAATATTGTAAACCAATATCCGGGTGGTTCTCGTAGTACACCAATAAATGATGTTGGATCAGGTAACTATGGTGCTGGTGGAGATCGTGGTGATCTTAGTGTTTTTGCTAATACACCTTCATCTACTATCACTCGTAATGAAGGTGAATCAAACTCTTCTTATGCTAAGAGAATTAAGAACCAAGAATTTGAAATGGCCGGTGAAGTACCGGGAGGAGGGGGTTATGGTAGTTTTGTTAAAGCTCCAGCACCGGGTTTATCTCCAACAGCAGCTGCTGCTCTAGCTAAACAATATGGTTTAACTGGAATCAGTAAATTAGACTTTACTGGTATGTCTCGATCTGAAGCAACCAAGAAAGCTCAAGCTGAGCAACAGAAATATAAGGCTCAGACCTCAGCTCTTACATCATATACTTATAACCCTGAAACTATTTCCAATAGTAAAAAAGCAGTTGATGACTTCCTTCTTAGTTTAAATAAAATAAATGTTGAACCGTGGACACAGAATGGTACCAAGCAAGACGCTATTCGTACCCAATTGGCTGTAACTGCAAGTGAACTTGCTAAAAATTGGACAGACTCAAACTCTTTTCTAAGAGATTTTAATTCGAATCCTGATATACAAAAGAATTTACAAGCTTTCGTTAATGCTGGTGGAACAAAAGAGCAAATCGCACAAAACATTGAAAAGAACAGTATGGACTATGCTCCGACTGATCGTATGCAAACTACTGATGAATATCTTGCTAATATGAGTCCAGCTGATAAAGCTTTGAGACAAAAAGCAGTAGATGAACTTATTCCTGAAATGAATCTAGCACAAGATGAAATCGCTAGAAACTTTGGTATTGCTGACGATCTTAAGAAACTATACTTTGGTACACCTGAACAAGTTGGTATCTTTGAGAGAAAAATAATTGAGGCTCAAGAAGCTAATCGTATCTTGGAAGAAAGAGAGAAAGATGCTAAGACAGAATTGAGAGAAAAGGCAAATCTAAAGATCGAGATGGAAGAGAATCAATTAAAACTTGATCTTGCTAAGAATGAAAAGAACCGTCTAGCTGCCAAGAATTATATGACCGGTATGCTTGCTAAAATGGGTGCTTTAAATACTACTTCGGCTGGGGTACAAGCAATTACTGAACTTGATCTTAAATATCAACAAGCTGAACAGAAACTTGAGTCAGATGCTCGTTATAGAATAAAGGCAACTGGTATTGATCTAGCTGCTGATATAAATGAAGTTGAGAATAAAACTGATGAACAGATCTTGAAGATAAGAGAGGACTTGACCAAAGACTCAGAGACCATCGCTAAAGAAATAATGAAGGCCGAACAAAATGCTAATAAAGAGATGTACAATATTACATCTAAGTATGCGGCTTTGATCAGAACTCAGACTGATAAATACCGAAAGGAATCAAAAACAGCGGCCGAGAAGTATGCAAAAGATTATGCTTATACTGCTTCTGGTGGTATGTCACTTAGTGATTTATCAAACTCAATTGGCCTTGGTAATGTTGGAGAAGGTGAGTATGTTGTGGCCGGTAAACAAAAAGGTGTTGTTGGCCCAGATGGTGAGATAATTCCTATGAATCTTACGCCTACTCAAATACAACAAGTTCAGAATGGTAAAATAAACGGTGTGGAAGGTATACAATATTTCTTAGCCTTACCAACTGCTTTCAGGAATGAATGGATCCAAGTGGTTGCCGGCACCGAAGAGGTATATGAAATATCAAGAATAAAGAAAGCGTACGAAGCATGGCAGAAAGAACAAGAGACAAAAAAGAAGACGACATCAAGCAAAACAACGACATCAGATAGAGAAATATAAAATTTATGAATCAACTAGACTTTCTAATTAACAGTGCCAAGAAGATTGTGAACACTGGTAAGGGTGCGGTATCAGATTTTTTTGTTGGTCCAGACTATACCAAAGGAGCCATAGCTAGGAACACAATACTTGGGTTACCAAAGGCCACGGTTGATGTTGGTGTAGACATATTGCAAGGCATTGCAAGAACTGTCGGTACCGTTGGTATAACAGCTGGTAATGTGCCGACTCAGTTACTTAATACTGTTACTCCTAAGAGTATGGATAAGCCGTTGCCTTTTGATCAAGAAATATCGACTACTGGCAGTAAGATAACTGAGGCATTGTTTGGAGGTAAGCCAATTAAAACAGTTCAGAAACAAACTGCTGATGTTAAACAATTTCTAAGTCCATATATTGGTGATAGAGCTTCTAGTGTATCAGCAGTTCCTTTAGTCTTGGGAGGTATTGCTCTTGATCTTTCTGGTTGGGGTGGTGGTAAAGGAATAAAATCATTTACTAAGGGTGAAGTCCCGGAGGCATTCTTTAAATTTGTTGCCAAAGAAGAAAATCCAGTTGTCATTAAAAATACTCTTAAAAAGATTGGACTTGATGAAGCTAAGTCTTTACAATTATCTGATCAATTAGCTAGAACACGAACAGTTAATGAAGCAAAAGATGTTTTGGTAAACTTTGAGAATAAAGTATTAAAGGCTCCGCAAGTTAAGAATAATCCAGTGGATGAAGCAAAAACAATGCTTACTACTATTGAGAAAAACCATCCAAGTGTACAAGTTAGAAATCAGGCTGGTTCAGCTTTATATGAATTAAGCAAAGTTCCTTCTGGTAGTGTTGCTAACAGTATGATCCAAGCTTTTAGTAAAGATTTGGATAATATAGTTAAGAGTAAAATAAACCCAGACGATCAGAACGTGATGTCTGATTTTACTGACTATGTTGCTGGATCATATAAACCAAGTAAAGCTGAAGCACAAAGACTTGAGCTTGATGCTGCTCGTATTGCTGAAAAATATAATATGAAAGCACCAAAGACTACTCAAGGTTTGGCCAATGAGTTCGGTAGAAAACTTGAAGAGTCTGGCTTTAAGCGACCAGCACCAAAACAAGAAGTACTATTGCCACGACAAAAAGAAAATCCAATCGTATCATTGACTAATGATACCATAAATAAAGGGATGGTGCAAAAGGCAAAAGAGTATTGGAAAAACTTACCGAATAAGCAAGGCGGTTTTGCTAAGAATCCGTTTGTTAAAAAAGAATTATCAGAGGTTGATAAACTTATCGCTGAAGGCAAGATCAGAGTAAAAAGAAAAGGTACTCGTGATGTTTATGAATACAAGAAAGGTAACATCTGGCAAACAGCTCGAGATGAGTCTAGTGCTGTTGCTCAAGTTACTAAACCAAAAGTATCTCAAGCGGTTGAATTACCAAAAGAAGTTGTCGAAGCTAAGATTGCTTTAGAAGTAAAGAAAGAAGCTTTGGCTAACTCACCTTTTGCTAACAAAGACTTGCGACTCTTAGTTGATCGTGAGGGACGTGTTCGTGAACTTGGTGATGTTAAAACAGGTAAGCTTTCACAAAAGATGGAGGACATGATGCGTGAAGCTGGTGTTGAAGATGCACGAGCATATTCTGAAGGTGTTGAGAATTTACTTAAACAAAAAGAGGATATTAAAATACAGACACAAGCAGTTAAGGAGATGGAGAAAGTTGCTAGAGAAAAACTGGCGATGGAGAAGAATAAATCTAAGGATCCAGTTTCTACGATAATTTCTGGCCGACCGAAATCACAGCCTTCGATAATTGATACAACAGAAGGAGAGGGGAGATCAATAGAAATCCAAGCACAGCAAGCACTTGCAATAAACAAAGGGGCAGATGTTCCAGTGGACGTTTCATTCCCTGCTATTATAGAAAAAACTGTTACCAATGTAAAGGAGAAAGTCCATACGATCGATACCTTTTTGCGTACACCAAAGTATGTTATGGAGAAGATTGGTTTCGGTAAGGAAGCACAAGATCTTCGTAATGCTATGGATGAGTACTGGAAGGAATTACCAAAGAATATCGATAAGATAACCGAATGGTCAAAGCGTGCTTCAAAGGGTAGCAACGTTGATATATTCCGCTATCTTGATGGTGAGGCTATTACTCTGTTACCAGAAGACAAGATTATCGCACAGGAGATCCAAGCTTGGTTACAAGACTGGGCTAAGAAATTAAAGCTCCCACAGGATAAGAAAGTCAGTCACTATATTACCCACATTTTCGATCAAGAATTATTGGCTAAAGAATTTGATGAGGATCTAGCCAAGATCATCGCTGATAAGATCCCAGGACAGGTTTATGATCCGTTCTTAGAGAAACGATTGGGTGCCAAAGGTTATAAACAAGACACTTGGGCCGCTCTTGATGTATACGTTAAGCGTGGTACTCGTAAGGTACACATGGATCCAGTACTCGATAAAATTAAGGAAAGAACTGGTGGTACTCTTGATATGTCTAATATTGAGAAATCACAATTTGAATACATTCAGAAATATATAAACAATATTAACCTTCGCCCAAGTGGTGCTGAAGAAGGTATTGATAACTTCATCAAATCGATGATCGGTTATAAGTTTGGCCAGCGACCAGTTACCAGTATCTTGAAGATGTTCCGTCAGGCTACTTTTAGAGGCATGCTTGGACTAAATCCAGCTTCCGCTCTTCGTAACTTATCTCAAGGTGCGAACACTTTTGCGGTACTTGGTAGTAAGAACACAGCTCTTGGTTATCTTAAATTGTTTAACAAAGGTGCTGGTGCTGAACTTGAAAGGGAGGGAGTACTCAATGCTGGCTTTGTTCAAGATAGAGCTTTAAGTGCTGGTAAAAAGGCAATTGAAAACTTCGATAAGACTTTATTCTATATGTTCAGCACCGCTGAAAAGATTAACCGTGGCTCCGCTTATTTTGGTGCAAAAACTGAGGCGATGGCACAAGGTAAAACAGAAGCTGAGGCTATCAAATATGCTAAAGAAATTGTTCGTAAAACACAATTCTCGTTCGATGTTGTTGATACACCAGTTGGTATGTCATCGGATATTATGAAGACATTATTCCAATTCCAAACATTTACTACCAAGCAAATAGAATTCCTCGGTGGTATGGCAAAGCGTGCGGCAACTGGTGATGAGAAAGCTAAAAACTTTATGGGCCTACTTAGATACGCCTTTGCTGGTTTGTTATTCACTTACACTATCGGTAAAGCCTTTGGTATGGAGCCAAAAGAAATCTTACCGTGGTACAGATTCCAGACACCGGCTTCATTGAAATTCCCAGTGGAATTAACTAAGGCAGCTCTTGATACACCAGATAAGTTTGGTAATGATCGTACCGCTGGTGAAAAAGTTAAAGATGTTGCTGAGTCCACTATTGGTTTGATTCCAGCTGGATCACAGACTAAGAAAAGTTATCAAGGAACCAAAGCGGTTATGGAAGGTGGCTCATATACTGCTGATGGTAAGTTACAATTCGAACAAGCACCCGGACTTGGAGCTAAGATACAAGCAATCTTGTTTGGTAAGTATGCACAACAAAATGCCAAAGAATATTTTGATCGTGTAGAAATAAATGCTAAAGAAAAAGCTAAGGTACAACCGATTTATGATGAAGTACAGAAATTAAAAGCTGAAGGTAAAGAGGCTGAAGCACTATCTATGGTGAACGATTTATCAGATGAAGATTATGCTATCTATAAAAAAATAAAGACAACCGAAAAAGCTAAAGCAACTCTTGAAGGTAAAAAGAAAGTTTTACCAATTTATAATGAAGCCCAGAAATTAAAGAACGAAGGTAACGAAGCCGGAGCCAAGGCTTTAGTAGATGCATTAAGTGATCAAGAATACGAGTATTACAAAGCGGTAAAGAAAGATAAAGAAGCCTCAACTAAAGCGGCCGATGGAGTTAAACCAGAATTCGGTGAAGTACAAACTGATGACGGAATAATTAAGACTACTTTAACTTATGCTAAAGCTCTTGGGGTGGATCCAGTAACTGCTTTCAATAGGATCTTAACTGGTCAAAGAATACGCTATGTTACAAATGGTGTAGTAGTAGTAGAAAGATTACCATTAAAAGAGTCTCAGGCAATTAAAGAAGAACGTGGTGGTCTAACACCAGATATGAAACTCGATCATACAATTCCACTACAACTTGGTGGATCAAATGATGAGTCAAACCTTAAATTGGTACCGACAGATGAATGGAATACTTATACACCAGTTGAAAATACGATCGGACTTGCGGTAAGAAATAAAAAAATATCAAAGAACGAGGCACAGAAACTTATTGTAGATTTCAAAGATGGAAAGATTACAAGCGAAGATGTATTTAATAGATTAAAGTAGGAAAAAATGCTATAATAAAAAGCGAGATGGATCCGAAGCGACAACAATTCAATATGATCAAAGATGGTTTTAACTCCATCAATGATTCTCTCCGAAAGTTTGCAAAGAAACTGGGGAAGGATATTGTTGCACCAAAAGAAAAAGAGATCAAACCGGCTCCTCCTGAAAATCAATTGTTCCAAGCTGTTAAGAACGGCTTTGAAGCTGTTGCTAGAACAATTGAGTCTATTGATATACGACAACCAGAAGATGGTAAGCCCGGCCATACACCAACTGACGCCGAGCTTTTAGCTATTATAAAGCCTCTTATACCTAAATTAAGACAACCTGAAGATGGTAAAACCCCTACTAAAGAGGAGATTTTAGCCCTAATTAAGCCGTTAATACCAGTTGTGAAGAATGGCGAGACTCCTTCAGATGAACGTCTTGTAGCCCTAATTAAGCCACTTATACCAGAGATTAAGATTGATGAAGCTGGCATTGTTAAGAAGGTGGTGAAGACCTTAGAACCGATGATTCCTAGAGAGGAGTCAGCAAATTCTTTGGCTATAAAATTGGGGACAAAAAAGGAACCGTGGTTACCGATCGAAGCGATCAAGGGTGATTGGTCTAAGTTTTGGCCAAAAGTAGTTGGTGCTATTTCGTCTTTACGACAATTAACTGATGTCGATTACAGTAACGTACCAATGGATGAAAAAGGTAATTATATTCTTGGAGCTGGGGTAAAGAAATACAGTCTGGATTTTCTAGTAGCTGATTGGACATTAAATGGTCTAAACTATGAATTGACAGTTAATCATGATTTAAATTCCGATAATCCAAAAGTTAGCGTGTTGATGTCTGGTTCTCAAGTATCACCGAATAGCGTGTCTGTAAGTGATAACAATACAATATTGCTATCAGTTCCAGCCACACCAGATTTGAGATTCGCTGGTAGTGTGTCGGTGGTTTAAAGGTCGAATTTATTAAAAGTTAATCAAATAAAAAAATGGAAATTAGAGGAGATTTAAATGTGAAGCGTACTGGAGTGTTTGATAGACGTGCGGATCAAGGTCTGTACGATCATACAATCGTTACCAGTTTAGCTCTAGTTAGACACAGTGAGTACTTCCAATTACTTAACGCTACATCAAGCAACGATCTAGTGGTCTTGCCAGATGCAACAACTCTACCGAAAGGTTGGGAGGTTGTATTATTAAACGATGGTGCCGTTGATTTAATAGTTGAAGATAATACCGATACGGGTACTTTCGATAACATTCCAACTGGAAATGCCAATCGTTATACCTTACTCGATAACGGAACAGCAGCTGGTACTTGGTTCGTTGAACCAATGGATTCACCAGCTGTAAGTGCTGCAACTCGTTATACAGCGACATTCGATGCTACAACCGATTGGGGATCAGCTTCAGGTGGTTATTACACAATAACCTACACACAAGCAACTCATACACGAGGCACAAGCCCAAGTGTAAGAATTTACATCACTGACGGTGGTACTGGTTTTAACATTGTTGAGCCAGACCAAAGTAATGTGGCTTCAAACGGAGATGTATCATTTAGAGTTCCAGATAGCCCGGATCTACGATTCGCTGGAAAAATAGTATTGATTTAGGACAAAGCTTAGCTAGCTGACTTTGCTCTAAAACATTTTAGGGCAAGCCTCAGCGAGCTAGAAAAAATATGGAAATACAAGGAGATAAAATAATAAAAAGAGACTTATACTTAGATGCAGAAACAGCATCGAGGATTGCTCATATCGATGCGAGCAAAAGAGTCAAAGGTTTAGACACCACGACCTACCCTTCTTTGACTGAAATAGCCCATATTAAAGGAGTTACTTCAGCCGTACAGACACAATTGAATGCAAAGGAGCCGACTATTGCGGCCGGTACTACCGGACAATATTATCGTGGGGACAAATCTTGGCAGACACTTGATAAGACAGCTGTTGGTCTTGGTAACGTAGACAACATACAACAAATTCCACTTACAGAAAAAGCGGCGGCACTTGGAGTCGCAACACTTGATGCCGCTGGTAAGATTCCAATCGGACAATTACCAGCCCTCCCTACTATCGATGTGTTTACTGTTGCTTCACAAGCTGCGATGCTTGCTTTGTCAGCCGATCAAGGAGATATGGCAATTAGAACTGACGTATCAAAGACATTTGTCTTGTCAACTAACTCTCCATCAACATTAGCAGACTGGATCGAACTTTCTACACCAGCCACACCTCAATATGGTTATGTTCGCTTTACAGTCGGGGACGGTGTTTCTGTAATCACAGCTGGAACAACAAACTTTAAACCACAAATTCCTTATGCTGGAACTATTACTGGCTGGTATGTATCTGAAACCACCTCGCCTAACGCTATTGCTGGATCCATAGTGATTGATGTTTGGAAAGATACCTCTGGAAATTATCCACCGACTGTTGCTGATACAATTGCTGGTACCGAAAAACCTACATTATCATCAGCTAAACTAAACTCAGACTTAACCTTAACAACTTGGACGACATCAGTCTCAGTCGGAGACTGTATCGGCTTTACCGTAGTTAGTAATACTGACTGTAAAAGAGTTGAGGTTCTTTTATCAATTCTTAAATCATAGTATAATTATTTTATGGCAATTACACAATATGTAGATTTCGTTAATGGTTCTGATACGTTTCAGACTATTACAATAACCGCAGCAACTAGGGCTAACCCCTGTGTTGTTACCTCTGCTGGACACGGACTATCTAACGGTCAGTGGATTCATATTGCTTCTGTTGGTGGTATGACACAATTAAACGGAAACACATATCAGATTGCCAATGTTGCTGCTAACACCTTTGAACTTCAAGACCTAGATGGAAACAACATAAACTCTACTGCTTTTGGTATATACACATCAGGAGGTACGGTTACTATTTGGAGGAAGATGGTTATCACAGGAATCACTCAAGCTAATCCCGCTGTCGTGACTGCAAACAAACACGGATTCTCAAATGGAAATCTAGTAATTATCGAGGGTGTTGCTGGAATGACACAGGTTAATGATGTTTGCTTTACTGTTGCCAATGCCACAACTGATACATTTGAATTGAGTGGTGTGGACAGTTCTGCTTATGGCGCTTATACATCAGACGGAACGGTTATAAGACCATTCTTAACAATGAACACACTTGAAAGTTGGAGAGCTGCCACATCTTCACCACGAAACAGGTTCTATATGAACGGAGACACTGTTAAATTTGCTAAAACATTTTCTTATGGAGCAAGCATTACTGTCGGTTCTGGTAATATTGCTTTTACCAGAAACTCTAATACTGTCACCACAAGCGTTTCTCTTATTGGAACAGTTGCCGTTGGAGACTATATCGGGTTAACTACCGCCACATTAAATGGCTGGGATACATCAGGAAGCCCAACACGCCCAGATATATTTTATAGGGTCACAGCGATTACTGCTGGTTCAATTACATTAAACGTGCGTTATGGCTCAACCACAACTACCGTTTCAAGCATTTATAGATTAAGGATAGGAACAGAAATAAGGACAACGGGGGGTACATCCGTAACCGCCATCACGACAGTTGGTACGAATATTACTTATGAAGGAGGATATTCATTCAACGGAGCGGGAGCAATTACTAGAGATGGAACCACCGCCTATAAACCTGTCTCATCTGGAGATTTCCATTGCTGGACTCACACAGACACGGGCTCAACTTGGCGATATTTCGGATTTCTTAGTGGTGGTAGGGGATGGATAAACAACTCTTCTGGAAGTTCAAATACTTGCGAATATTGTTCATGTGACGTTCTTTCTTTTTTTGGATTTTATACCGCAAGTTCTATCGGTAGTGTTTTGATTCAAAATTGTTGGGGAACAAGCAACCTGTCCTCATCTTCTGAACCTTTCTACATACAAGGTGGCGCAAACTCGATGATTAAAGACTGTTACGGAATACACAACACCACGGCAACTAGAGCCTTTGTAAGTTTGATTGGTACTGGCGGCATACAAATGCAAGGATGTCGTGCAGAATGTTCAGCTGGTGGTTTTACAATAACATCATCCGCTAATCCAATTATAAAAGACTGTATTGCAATTGATACAACCCTTGGATTTACAACATCAACATCTGGAAAATTTGATAACTGTGATGCTGATACTTGTGCAACAGGATTCACATTAACAGGAACAAACAATTCAATGTCCATGAAAGACTGTACCGCAACAAACTGTACAACTACGGGTATTGCCGCAAGTTCAACTTTCGGCACAAGACTAGAGGGGTGTTCGTTTAGCGGTAACTTAGTAGACATTACTACAGACCAGTACACCAGCGGACTTGTCTTGATTGATTGTGACACAACCACTCCAACCAACTGGCACATTTCTCGTGTGTTAAACAACTCACCTATCCTATGTAAGGGTTGTACTATTGATGCCCCATCAATCGCAAAAGCAATTCAGATTGTTACAGGTTCTAACTATGACAACCCACAATTCTTACTACAAAACAGTTACGGAAAAGATAACGGTGCTTATTACGCCAACGGACAATACACGGTAGATTCTTCTGTGTTTAGAACATCAGGTTCTTCAATGAAACTACAATACTCATCTACTGTTTCAGGAACTACAAATCCTATCAAGATGGCTTCCTACTACGTTGCTGGAGGCACAGCTAAAACATTTACTTATTACCTTAAACGAGATGCTAGTGCTTGGGCTGGTACCATCACTCCTCAGTTACGATTAAACGGAAGACTAATTAAAACCGAAACAGATATTACCTCTTTGACAACATCGTGGGTCCAATACACCGCCTCTGCTACTTCTGGTCAAATTAGCGAAGACGGGGTTTTATCATTAGAGTTTATCTATAACGCCAACAACGTAGCAATATGGATAGACGATGTAACTGTTGCATAATATGAACTTAATAACCATTGAAGGAGAGTTTTGGATTTTAAACACTGACGGTAAGATACCGTTAATAGATGGTGGCCCACACGCTAAGTATAACAGTGGCCCAACACCAGAACAAAGTGAATCATCAGTAGATATAGCCTAATAAATATATGATAACAAGAACAATAAACGATAAGAAGTACACACTAGAAAAGATTGCCTATGATAATGTAACAGGCAATGAATCACTATATTTACAGTTTAAGATTGAACAAGATATTGAATTTGGTGTTCGAGAGTATTACTACGGAATGATAGTAACATCAGAGAATACACAGGCGTTCTTAGACATACTTAGTGGAACATTTACTGACGCTGTGGTGGAAAGACTAATAAACGAAAATGCCTAATCTAGAACACAAATATAAATACGGAGATGTAATTATGTTCAAGCCAACAGGTGGAATTGTTAGTCGTTTGATCTCCTTAGTAGACGGATCGAAGTATTCCCACGGTGCTATATTTCTTGGTTATGTTGAGGGTGTGCCATTATTTATAGAAAGCCACGAAAAGAGAGGTGGTGTTGTAATAAATAAACTTCAAGAATGGGGGAACTTTGACGTATTCAGATCAGACTCACTTAAAGCTAGACCAATGGGTGAGATGCTTAAAATGGTTGGCAGACGATACGACTACTCAATGCTTTGGTGGATATTAAAAGCCAAAATATTACGCTCTAAACTTCAGAACAATGATGATGCTTTAGTTATCTGTACCGAGCTTGTTGATCTATGTTTTTACTATACGCTGGGTGACGGATATGTTTGTACTCCAAAAACTATTTCAAATTTAATTAAGCAAAAGGTTTTTCATAAAGTTTCGTAACTCCACGCCAAGAGTATAAACCGACCTGTTCTTTAACAAGGAGAATAAATGAAACACTCGACAGACAATGTTGTTGTACAAGCTATGGCTTATCTTGAGTGTTCCTATTTCTTAGTGTTCACTCTTGCTCTGGCTTATAACCAGATGACTTACTCACGAGAAATCGTAGAAAATGAAATTGAAAAGTGGCACAAGAAAGACGTTATACCAGAGTGGTTGGGTGATTTCTGTCTTGATATTCTTGCCAAACGAATCACAGTTAATATCGCATTAAGCGACTTCAAGGGAAAGAATCAACCAAAAAGATTGGAACAAAAATGAAAGTTATTAGTTTTGTAGTTACTGGAAGCTCTGGGCTTATGCTCGGAAGTGATGTCGAATCAAACACGCCTAGCGTGTGCGAAACTTGCAAATTCTTTTCGGAAAATCCCGAACTGAATTGCAAACACAGTGAGTTCGCTTACTGTGTCAGAATCGGTGCAAAACCCATTATCACAAGTTGTGATTATCGAGAGGAGAAAAGTGAGAGTAAAACACCACCGCAAGTGTCGGAGTAATGGTGGAACAAATCACCAAGACAACCTGTCGTATGTGGAAGAAGATCAGCACCGTGCTTGGCACAGGCTGTTCAAAAATTATGATGCGTATAAAATCGCTGAAATAATTAACGAAGTTTGGCTCGATAAGAGATTCAAACTTGTTGTGGTTCAGTCAAACGAACCAGTACAGACCGAGTTTCATTTAAACCCCTAACTGGTTTCGGCTAACCTCACCAAAATAGCCGACCATAGATCTAAAGGCATATTGCCATTTATAAAGTTTGTAATATAATTATTATATGGAAAACCAAATATTCACAACTGGAGGTATAAAATCGCCACCAGATTACCGTGACATTAGAATCGCTCAAGTTTCTGCACCGAGAGAATATCCACCATCATTTTTTGTGGATGTTTCGCAATTACCAGTTTGGCATCAGAGAAAAATTGGAGCTTGTGTCGGACACGCTTGTGCTAAATATAAACAACTATTAGATCTAAAGGACACAAATACTGTTAATAATTTATCAGCACGCTTTTTATACGCTTGGGCTAAATGTATTGATGGGTTACAAGATGAGGGTACATGGCCAAGACTTGTGGCCAAGATCCTAAAAGACACCGGTTGTGCCACTGAAGCTACTTGTCCGAATGATACTACCCTTGATCACGAGAGTTATTGCTATCAAAGAGATTTAAATAGTATTCCAACTTCCGCTAAAGACGAGGCTTACAAGGCTAAAATAAAAGCTTATGCTTGGGCCGATCTTACTCTCGAAGGTATCAAGCAGTGCGTAGTAGACTTCAATGGTGGTACCTTACTTGTGAGACTAGGCAAAGAATGGTGGACAGATAAGAAAGGAGTTTACACAAATAGTGCTGCTAAATTGTTTCCACTTAGAGTACCGAAAGAGATTGTATCAGGACACGAAGTATATTTAATTGGTTATCGAGATATAGCGGGTGATACAGAGATCCATTTCCTAAACTCTTGGTCAAAAGACTGGGGTGACAAAGGAACTGGATATTTTTTATGGTCAGAATATAAAAAATATGTTGATGAACTTATAACTTATACTGACATCCCTGATCAATTACTTGAAGAAGCTCACAACAAACCGGCCACATTTAAATACACCTTTACTCGACCAATCGAGCTTGGTGAAACATCAGAAGAGGTTAAACAATTACAGTCAGCTTTAAAGATGTACGGAACATTTGATAATGCTATTACCGGTTACTATGGCCCGATCACAAGTAAGGCAGTATTGGATTTCCAAATTAAAGAAGTACCAACTTTATCTCACTACGAAAGATTTGTAATGAGAGGTAAAAGAGTTGGACCAAAGACGATAGAACAATTAAATAGGATATTTTCTTAACCCATTTATTCCCCAGCCGTATATACTCACATCAAAGCGGAGCAAACATTACGATACAGAGATAGATTAGTTAAGGTTTCAAACTATATGGTGGCGACTAACTACCTTATCGATAAGACCAGACGGACATTAAATTGATACGATACTGGTCTTTTATCGAGCTATTAGGGACTTTTATTCTTAAATATGATAATATATAGTTATGCCTTTTAAAACAAAAGAAGAAAAAAATAAATATAATAAGGAATATAGAGTAAAGAATCAGAATTATTACAAAAAATATATGAAAAAGTGGAAAGCTGAACATCCAGGTTATTCTTCAAGTAAAAACATAATTTGGAAAAAAAATAACCCCCAAAAAAATAGAGCGTATGTAAAAGTCTGGTATGCTCTAAAAACCGGCAAGATCAAAAAAGATAAATGCTTCTTTTGTAAAAATATTAAGACCGAAGCCCATCATAAAGACTACAATAAACCACTAGAAGTCATTTGGCTTTGTGATGGTTGTCACAAACAGGTACACAAAAAAATACTTCCAATCTAGGTATTCTTTATTACCTGACAATCACAAGGCAAATAATATCCATAGTCTCTATACCTTATCTTAGCGATCTTCTTGTGCTTATAAGTTTCTCTAAACAAAATAGGAAAATAAATAACTCGTTTACCTTTACACCTGTCACACTTTTTCATAACATTCCACTGATTAAACCCAAGAACATAAATAAGAACCATAGCCACCCCGACACCACTAATACTCCAGCAAAAGGAACTAACATACACCCGATAGCAAAGGTAGCCACAACAAACTTCTCTGTATGAAACACCATTAAATATATTAAAATAAGGAATAATATAAACACCATCTTTTTTCATCTCTCCTCTTTATTTAATCCCTCACTGGACGAGAGTGGGGTGGACACTAACTCATTATCAAACTCAATATGTTCACTTGTAATAGTTATATCAGAGAAATTTCTTAACTCTGGAAAATCTCTATAAACTGTTGCCCACAAATTTGACCTTGCCAAAGCTAACTCCCTTAAGAAGTCTATTTTTTCTTTCAAGGTTATTTTACGGAATAAATGATTGCCTAGTATCTTATTTGCATTTTCATCTAAAATATTTTTATAATCCCTTGCTTGTCTAACTGATGTTGTTATTTCTTTTTTCATACATTTTATCTCCCCTTCCCCCTCTTTGAGTGGACGAGGCTCGGGAGGATTAACTTTCTAATTGGTAATGTCACAGTAAAATGTTCGCCCATATGTGAAATATCAATACTTTTTATAGAGTTTTCTAAATAAACATAGGCTCGGTTAGAAACGACTGCGGTAACAGGAGAACTTGATACAACACTCGTTCCAGTCTTTTTAACTCTAATGCTAGACTTCGTTTGTTTATTTGTTGAGGTTTTCATTTTAGATTTGGTGTTTATGGGTGATTTTTAAATATTTACACGGCTTACCGCATTTTTCGCACACAGGACCAGATAGTCCGCTTAAGAAAGTCACGACTTTTGCTCTGCAACACTTAGATTCGTATTTTATGGATGGTTCAGAATGCTTACAAGGATGACACCCACAATAGCAGTCGCATATTTCACAGTAATTTCCTTTAGAGGTTTTCATTTTAAGGTCTTGCTAAAATGTTTGCTAAAGTATTTTGAGCATCGTGTTCATTGTCGGTAATCTTAAAAACAAAACTACCTTTCATCTGGGTTTTGAGAATAGGGTGAGGGAGTCCATTTATATATTCAGTTTCTATTTCCCATTTATATAAATCCCCCTTTGTTTTGAGCCAAGCGACTATTTGATTCATAGTTTCCTCTTTCATTGCACCGTATCTTTCAACGGCAAAAGCGTTTGCCTCTGCTTCCGTTTCTCCTACCCGTATTGCTGGTCTTTTTCCATTTACGTTCTTCATCTTTTTATTTCTCTTCCTCTTGTTCGGAGGGGGTGGTTAGTAAATTTATTCTTGTCTCAATATATCTTAGTAAAGAATCAGTAGTAATAGTAGATTGATAGATTTGTGCGTTAATATGTCTTTCTAATAGCTCTAATTCTTTAATCCGTCCATTTCCTATCTTGTCCCTCCACTCTTTCATCCATTTAGCTTTCTCGGTGGAGAGGGTTTGGGAGATGAATTTTTTAATTATTTCTCCTCCATCACTGTTGTGTAATAAATCGGCTATACCCAGATTGTTCATATTATTACTTAACATATCATCAAACTCCTCCTCCCAAGATTCAGGTGGGGTGACTTTACACTTCTGACACACACCAGCTAAATGATTTGTAGATTGGATACACTTTGAGCAATAGCCGATTTCGTAGTCTGGTTCTTTCCCCTCATCACTGACTGTGACAATCTCACACTCTTTTGAGCAGTTGCCACAATGGTAAATACCACCAATTAGTTCTATCGCTATCCACCCACAACATTTTGATTTGTTTTCCATTTGTTTTATTGTTAATCAGATGGGGACTACTCGACAATCTTAGCTTTGTAGGTTTTGTTGCCTACGGTGACCGATACCTCTTGACCCACCAGACTTTCTTCTTTAGGTTCGTCTATTGGAGTAATTTCATAATCACCTAACACATACTGTTTTTTCCAATAATCTGAACCTGTTTTGTCGGTAATGTCTGTAATCTTTCCTGAATTATCACCGCCAATAAACCAGCCCTTAGTAAATGAGGCTTTTGCATACACCCTAGCGTTACCAGACACCCTAGCGTTACCAGACACACTAGCGTCACCATACACCCTAGCGTTACCAGACACCCAAGCGTTACCAGACACCCTAGCGTCACCATACACCCAAGCGTTACCATACACCCAAGCGTTACCAGACACCCTAGCGTTACCAGACACACTAGCGTCACCATACACCCAAGCGTTACCAGACACACTAGCGTCACCATACACCCAAGCGTTACCAGACACATCAAGGTTTGATTCTTTTTCTATGTAACCACCAAGTTCGCCTTTAGTAATCGAGCCAAAGGACATCTCGGCTTTGATTTGGAATAATGTAATTCCACACCAGATTTTAGTATTATTTGTTAATGAAAATTTTGCGTTCATATTTTTAATTATTAAATTTATAAATTAAACTATTCCGATAGTTTGTTCTTAATCACAATCTCTATTCGGCTCACGGGAGGCAAGGAATTGTTCACTACTTTTAAAGTTATGTCACCTTGCTAGTTGAGCATCCACTTCAACGTGGCACTATCGGCCTCTACTCTGAGTTGAATCAAAGAGGGTCAAATACTCCACCCCAGACCTAGCATTTCTCTTTTCTGCCACTCCCACGAACCGAGGAGAGATTATGATGATGATTAGTCACTAACCCCGTCTAAATGTGGTAGGATTTGAACCCACACAGAGTTTCTACAGAACAGTCAGATGTCTACTCTCCTTCAAACTGTTATCGTGTGCTAACCAATACACATCACACTTAAACTGACGGGCTTAGCGACCAACCATCTATTTAGCGACAGGTGGGGAAAGGTAAGAGGAACGTATTAGAGTCCAGTTGCAACCCCCTTGTTTCTTCAAGGATAGTCTTACCCATAATTCCGAAGAATTACTTTACCCCCATCTATCGCCGAAATGTTTTAAAGAACTAACTATGGTCTCTCAAGTCTTTCTCTGCTTCTAAATTATCCTCATACTCTTGACAACTTTCACACACATCACGATCCATTTGATCATCGATACACCAACTAGGATTCATTGGTTCACCGCATCTTTCACAATTTATTTCTTTAATTTTTGACATCTGTTTTATTACACTTACTACAAGGTTCATAATAGTCACCGTGAACCGTACCAGGAGTATTCTTTAGGATTACTCCTTCACCGTGACAGATCGGA